TTCTTCGTCACGAATGCCAACGTCTTCGGTCCCCCACAAGATGCGGAAGGCACAATTTCGTCCTTGGGTGCCGAATCGTGATTTCTCGATCTTCACCTTAACCTCCGATCCAATGCGGAATCCCTTAGCATCCTCAACAAATGCAGCTTTCGCTTTTCTGCCCGTAAGCCAGATCCGCAACGAATATGAATAGTGTAGCGCTTTGCCTCCAGGGGTCATGTATGGCGTTGTCATTGCAATAATGCGCGCGTTTGGGCCACTTGGAATATTTGTCTTCAACTGGTTGAGAACGAGCAGTGTTGCTTGTTTGTCTGCGATGGGGATCACCAGTTTTGACATTCCCTTTGCAAGAATGCGTGCTTTCACGGCCATCGATGACTGCGGGTTGAAGTCACCTTCAACGTCAGAGATTGATGGCGTAAATGCTAACGAATCCCAGATGAACAATAGTTGATCTTCGGACGCTCCAAGTAGTTCTTCTACGGTCTCAAGCACAAACTCTACAGACGTCGCCTGGATGTACATTAGGCGGCCTAGGTCGCACCCTGCTCGCTCCAAAAAGTCAGGGTCAATGGCTGATTCAGAATCGAAGTAGACGACAATCTTGCCCTGTTTCTGGGCGTTTGCGGCGATCTGTGCCGCCATATATGACTTACCTGTGCTGGTCAACCCAGCCAGTTCGGATACCTTGCCAACCGGAATGCCGGCGACACGGCCTTTACAAATAATGCTATCAAGCCAACGAGAGCCTGTAGATATCCATTCCTTTACTTCGGTTGGATTTGCGCCCGTCAGATCATGAGCAACATTTCGGCCGGCCTTCTTGTTTACAAGATTCATCAATTCTTGCATCGATACTCGGCCGGCCTTTACTTCTTTGGCTTTTCTAGCCATTATACCTCCTTAAAAAAAGCGGCGCCCTATTCATCCCAGCCGGGGCGCCGTCGGCTTCACACAGACCTTACTTGTTGGCCATTAGTTCGTCAAACGCTCGGTCCACGTCATTTTTCTTGCCACTGCTATAACGTGTTGTTTCCGTCGAACGGGACTCGGCGCTTCCATCGCCGGCTAACTGCTCGTCTAAGATTGCATTGATTTGCTCTGGAGTTTGACGCTCGAATAGAGAGTCAATGTCTGGCATACTATCAAGGAGGGCAGGGATAGCTTCCGTGTCTTCCAAGAGCGGGGAAGTATTCCGACGCATCTTTAGGCTTGTCTGTGGGTATGCTCCCGCAGCGGTGGGCTTGGTGTATGTGAGGGCGATATCAGTACCCTCCAGGGTGTCGGTGATATCACCATAATCTGGATCTAGAATGTAGCCTAGAAGGTTCTCGTAGGCGCGCTTTCCGTACCCATAGATCTTGATTCCTTCATTCTCTCGGCCTCGCACCACGACGGGTGAGAAAAAGCGAGCACGAACAAAGAGTGACTTAGCGAGCTTCTTGCTCTCTTCGTCATTGTTGTCGACGCCTTCGCGCCATAATGTAGAAGCAAACTCGCAAAGCGGGCAAGCATCGCCAAAGTTACGCTTAGGGCATACGATGCCCCCGCGATGATCTCCCACGTTATAGTGGAAATACATCTCCTTTAGTGGATCGCCGTCAGGTGCCGGGACAATTCGAATGTCCTGATCCCCCTCATCTGGTCTAAACCAGACGGACTGCTCCCTTGATTCTTCGCCCCGTAACTGGGCAAGCTTCTTTCTCATTAGTTCCATATTAATTGACATGTTGTGTCTCCTTTTGTTGTTTATGGTTAGAGTATATCAAGCGTTCCTTGATATCTAATGTAACACTCTTAATCTATCTTGTCAAGAGTATTTTGTTGTTGTATCGTATTTGTATGGGCTACGACATACCCAAAATCGTTGTGAGGGGTTTCATAGATTGCATAAGAAATCTTACGAAATGCATTTGATGGTTTACTTTTCAAAGCGTCGACAATCTTCCTGTGTAAAAGCCCTTCGGTGGATAATCTCTCTTCATTTATACATATATAATAACACAATTCGCGCTCAACGTCAAGCTGAAAAAACCATTTTTCTTCTAAATTCTTAAGATTGAGTGCGGCGATGCTTCTAATGCGATTAATGTCCGTTGGTTTTGCAACCTGTCCGATTTCCGGCTCGGCATATTCAAAATAATTTAGATAATGTACGGCAGAAAAGATAGAATCATTAATAGTGCTATAATAACTTTTAATTGGGACGTTGCCAAGGGTACTCTCAATTTCCAAATTTGAAATAATTGTAAACGAACCAAGAAGGCCCGATCTGGCATATTGTTGAAGAATGCCAAAAGTCACATTTTCAATAAGACGACGCTCGGCACTAATAAGCGCTATATCGGGCTTAATATAAAAAACATCGATTTTCTTATCTTTTATTTGTTCCAAAATTCCAAGAGAATAATTTGAACTATAAGTTGTGCCTACAATAAATACTTGTACTCGATCTTTCAAATCTTTAAAAAACTTCTTTAAATCTGGGACGTTGTTTTCATATTCCTCTGGTGTGTCAAAGGACCTAAGTTTTCGTTTTCTTTTCGAATTCTTTTTAATGCCATCATTTAACAAATACACATCATATTGAGGAATCTCCTCAAATTTGGATGCAATGGCTGATGCGCCGGTTCCTATACCAACAATTGAAATCATAATATTAAGTTTTCTAGATCGTAATAGTTTTTGCCAGCTTTCAAGTTTACTTTGAATTTTCCAAGCTTATTCTCGGAAAATGTTTCCTTGATTTCTTTCGCCAAATCGCGATCTTCATCAGCAAAATCAATCACTACCTCATCGTGAACAATATGTGAAATAAATGACTTTTTGCCCTCCAGCAATTTATCAATAGCAATTGCTCGCTCAATCACAAGGTCGGCGGTCGTGCTCTGAACTAAATAATTCAGCGCTTTCCAGTCAGTGGCCTTAATACATCTCCCGAATATAGTAGTAATATAATCGCCATCGTAGTATTTGTCAAGTACTTTTTTGCGATTATAATAATTTGTGTCCAAAGCATCGGAATCCGGATTATATAACCATGCGAAAAATAGAGTTTTTGCCTCTTCTCTCGGCAACTCTGAGTTTTCAAAAACATTATGAATGTTCCACTCGTGAATATCATATGCAGGCTGTGGTTGTTCAGAGAGCGACAGCACAGTTCGGGCCTCGGCACCATTATAATCAAGAGACAAAAACCAGTCATTGCGGGGCTTTATGAGGGCTCTTAACTCTTTTTTCATTGTCAAAATGGGGAACGATGCCGGCTTAGTAGAGAGGCGCCCCGTGATGGTGCCAAAAAGATTGTAATCGATATGCTGGGGGCCCTTGAGGATCTTTTGTGACCCCGTTCGCAAAGAACTGTTGACAAATAAATTTCGACAATCCGAGTTGCTAAGGGCGAGGTTTTGATATTTTATTTTATAAAGCAATTGATTGGCTTTAATGAGATAATCGTAGTTTTCTGGTTTTTCATAATTCTCAAAAACGTATTCTGTGATTTGGTTCTTAACTTCGCAAAACTCAAGTAGCGAGTCATGCGGGACAAGGTCAAAAAAACAATGATTGCGAAGATCGATCTTGGCGATGTCAAACGACTTCTTATATGCGTGCATCTTTCTATGTACGCGCTCCCACGACTCTCTTAGGTGTTCGGGGCATGCCTCGCTCAAAGTTTTGCCGCCGGCATAAATCCAAGCATATTCAACAGTATCGCTATGATTGGGGCCGGAATATCTCCACGTTCTCGTTAAGTTATCGGGAATATTATCGAAATGCAATTTTCCATCGACATAAACACCGACGCATTCCTGCTTATCATCAAGAGTTTGGTATACCAAAACACACCTCTATTCAGCCTCTGTACGTAATATATCACTTCTGAGACGATTTGTCAAGGACCCGCTGTAATCATATGTCTTGTTGAGAATTCTCTCGAATGTGTTCAGTGCCGTGTCTGTGTCCTTTACGCGTTGCAGCTCTATGCAATCGTCGATAATCTTTCGTCTTTCGGCGATCGTAAACTCCGATTCCTCTTCCATAAATCTAATTTCAAGATACAGATCAAGGAAAAATGCTGCCGGATAGTGTTTTTCAAGCTCTTCAGTGCTATAAGTGGCTGGATTTATGATGCGCTGGATAGTCTTTCCGCTTTGGCAGTATTCTACTTCAGTATATGCGTTCATTTTTAATTTGTTGTAATATCTCAAGAGAAAATTCACAAACGACCTGTAAAACGGATTATGTGCTTGTCTATAGCCTATCATCAATATCTTATCTGTGCTATTGAGCCCATATCTTCTGGAGTACTCCAACATTGCTGACGATCCGATATCGGCAACAAGGCGAAAAGGATTTCGGCGGTCTACTGAAAATCCATAGGTGCGGCATGCATTTAGATAAAATGACCAGTTTGCGCTATTAACAAAAGAATCAATCTTTGCCTGATCATTGGAAAAACTTAAATCTGCGATTTCAAGCGCTAAGCCGCTGCAACTTATTGGGCAAAGTCGACTTTTAACAAATGCTGGAAATGTGATGGGAAATTGGTGTGCTATTTTTTCTAGAGATCCCATGAAATGAATCAAAAACTCATCAAAATTTTTAAATTTGGTGGCGCTTTTGGCATAGTGCTTGGCAATTGCGTCTTCCACTTTAACGGAATGATTATAATATGCTGCTTGGGGATCTTCATATGCCTTGGTGAGCGTGAGCGTTGTCAAAAACTCTTGTGAGTCGGATATTTTTTTTGCCATGACACTTTTTTGAAATTGATAAGATAAATCCTTAAAGGCATCCACAATATATGCCGGGGCTTGAAATACGGTTTTGATCTGCTCGGAGGCCGGCAGGGCGCCCATTGGAGTTGTGGCCGTATTTAGGATGATGGGGACGTAATGCCTGTCAACTCTTCCATAGAGAAATTTTTCTGCTACTTCAAAATTTACTAAGTTGGTATTTTCGTCAATATAATATTGATCATTATTGGCATCAATAACATATATCTGCCTTTTGTAGAACAATTCCATCACATTTTCGTTATTGCTTTCGGCATATTTTTTTGACATCTAAAATTATCCTCCAGTTCTACACTTGGTTGGACGAGGGCCTCTTACTTTTCTAAGCCCGCCGTCGGATTTCGAGGGGCTGCTCAATTCTGCTACCCATTTTGCTGTTATTTTTGTGGAGAACTCGCCCGGGCCTAGGCTGTTCTCGGCTTTTATAACCATATAATAACCTCCAATACCATATCTTGTCAACATCATTTTATCAACTGGATTGCCTTCGGAATCCGAGTAGCTCACGCCTCCTATGGCATTCGGGGCAAATCCAAGCGGATCAATGTAAATGTAAGTTCCAGGCACAACATTTGGTGATCCGTAACAAGTTATATTTGCATCATAAACTTCTCTTAGTTGGGCTAGCCCGTCATATCCTTCTTGTTCAAATCTTACTTCTTTAAGGCCCGGCGAGTCGGTTTTAATTAATTGAATGTTTTTTACAATACCATTAGGTTTCCCTATCATATAGTGATAAATACCATTTTTACTATCTGTATCTTTGGTGCCGGTCATAAGCTCATGTGGCTGAACGCGACCAGCATAATATACAAGAAAATTGTATTCTTGCGATGGCTGGCGAGTCACTATTGGAGAATCACGCTCTCCCATGACATTTAATATGGGTTGCGAGCGGCCACCCAGCATACCGTCGCCAAAGCTAGCTACTTCATCCATGTTAAGCCGAGACGCGCGTCCCATGCCGTCATAAAAAATTAGGCGA